GGCTCAAGTATTACTACCCGCTAGAATTTATGTTTGCTATTCTCAAGAGCGAGAAGGACAAGGATGCTCGCACAGAGTATCTTATCGAGGCCAAGCGTATGAACATTCCTATCCGACTGCCCCACGTCAACGACTCTGACATCGACTTTAAAATCGAGGGTAAGGGAATCAGGTTTGGTTTGTCTGGTATTAAATATATCTCTGACAACATTGCTAGTAAATACGTAGAGGCTAGGCCATTCAGCTCTTACAAAGAGCTAGAAGAGTTTAGTATGAAAAAGGGTACTGGCGTAAACAGTAGATCTTTGCAGGCACTTAGAATTATTGGTGCTGCTAACTTTGAAGACAACCCTCGGAACGAAGAAGAGATTCGTAGCAATCTATACGAGTATCTTAATCTTCCAGAGTTTAACATAACGGTTCCGTCCCACTATCACGCTTTTATTAATCCAGTAGAAGACTTTGAGGAAAAGGGCTCCTTCGTTTTGATGGGAATGGTTAAGAGTATTAAGAGAGGAAAGGGGTGGTCTCGTGTTGAGATCCTTGATAAGACTGGCTCTGTCGGTATATTTGATGAAGAACAGACAGCTATCGAAACAGGTAAAACGTACATAATCTTAGCTAGCGATAACAGAATTGTTTCTGCAATTCCTGGCGATGAAATAAGGCAGTCAGACGCGGCTCTGATTAAGTTCTTAAACTACAAGATGTTGCCATACAAAGATGACGAAATGTTTGTAGTTTCTTTTAAACCACGCATTACAAAAGCTGGTAAGAAAATGGCAACACTAACCTTAGCAGATTCTGGTAGAGACCTACATTCCGTTGTGGTTTTTCCTACCACATTTGCCAAGGCATACATGAAGATTCAGGAGGGTAATGCTTACACATTCTCTTTCGGAAAAACAAAAGATGGGACAGTGATATTAGATGACATACTTGGATGAAATGGCAGATCATCTGCACCAAGTGGCAACTGAGAAAGGCTTTTGGCCAGATGGGGTTGACGATATTTTCATTACAAAACAATTAATGATGGTTGTTTCAGAAGCCGTAGAGGTTATGGAAGCAATCCGTAAAGATAAGGGTAAGCAAGAGATCGCAGACGAAATGGCAGATATTATTATCCGCACGCTTGACTTATATGCTGGACTAGTGGAGAATGGTTATACAGATATTTCATTAGACAAGGCTTTAGATAACAAGGTTAGTTTTAATAAAGAGAGACCAGAGAGGCACGGGGTACGTTTTTAATGACAACTATTGAAGAGGCTATGGCCTTACTAGACCCAAAGATTCGTAAAACAATTACAAATGGCGAAGGAATCAAGACCGATCAGCAGCCCACCCCAAGCTTCGGCTTGAACAGGGCGCTTAACGGTGGCTTGCCCTATGGTCGCCAAATTCTTATTTGGGGTAGCAAGTCAAGCGCTAAGTCTTCCCTGTGTCTGCAAACTATTGCAATGGCACAGAGGGAGGGCAAGCTGTGCGCATGGATTGATGCAGAGATGTCCTATTCTGAAGAGTGGGCTGTTAGGCTTGGTGTAGACCCAGAGAAGCTGCTTTACTCTCAGGCTCGTACTATTAATGAAATGGTAGATGTTAGCGTAGCCTTTATGGAGGCGGGGGTAGACATTATTGTGGTGGATAGTATCACATCCCTGCTACCAGCAATTTACTTTGAGAAAGGCACAGAAGATCTTAAAGCACTAGAGAACACAAAACAGATTGGTGCAGAGTCCAGAGACTTTAGCAACGCTTGGAAGATGATTAACTATGCAAACAATAAAGTCAAGCCAACCCTCTTCGTTTTGATCTCACAGTCTAGGAATAATATTAGTGCAATGTACACTAGCCAGCAGCCGTCTGGTGGACAGTCTACAAAGTTTTACTCTTCTACAGTGATTAAGCTATTCTCGTCTGAGTCAGACAATCAAGCTATCAAGGGTAAGATTGCCGTAGGAGACAAGCTCATTGAGGAAAAGGTTGGACGCAAGATTAGGTGGGAGCTTCAGTTCTCTAAGACCTCTCCTAGCTTCCAGTCTGGAGAGTATGACTTCTATTTCAGAGGAGACAAGGTCGGCATCGATGGTATCGGAGATCTTGTAGACACAGCAGAAATGAACGGTCTAGTCAACAGGACTGGTGCCTGGTATCAGCTAGATGATGGCACAAAGGTGCAGGGTAGAGAAGCCTTTATCGAAAAGGTAAGGGAAGATGAAGAGCTACAGAAAAAGCTGGTGGAGCAACTCAATGCCTAAATATTCTGTACATCATGGCATTTTTCCTTGTCACGAATGCAAAGAGCCATCCCACTCCATTAGATTCTATCCCGAATCAAAGGATATAACTTGGGTATGCAGTAAAAAACATATGAATAAAGTATCCTTGCAAACACGAAGAAAGAAACGGGATTATGACAGAGAGATCTGAGAGCAAACGCATAGGGGCAAAGCAACACAAAAACTCTGGTCGTAATACTAAAAAGGGTGATGCGTCCTGGTATAACTTCGTAATCGACTTCAAAGAGGTCGGTAAGAGCTTTACTTTAAATAAAGATGTATGGGCAAAAGCTACAACAGACGCCTTGAAATCTAACAAAGACCCTGCTATAGTAGTAGTTCTGGGTGAAACACAGAAAACAAGACTGGCAGTGATCGAGCTATCGTTGCTAGAACAACTGCTGGAAGAGAGAGAGCAATGAAAATCTTAATGCTGGATATTGAAACTACGCCTATGCAGGTGTATACCTGGGGCCTGTGGGACCAGAACATTGGTATTAACCAAATTATTAAGCCCACCGAGATGATGTGCTTCGGTGCCAAGTGGCAGGGCAAGAAAAAGGTTACCTTCAAGTCTGTCCACCATGATGGCAAGAAGGCTATGCTAGAAGAGCTACACTCCATGATGGAAGAGGCAGATGCACTAGTTGGCTGGAACTCAGCAGCGTTTGACCACAAGCATATCAAGCGTGAATTCCTTGAGAACGGGATGGCCCCACCTTCTGTAGTCAAAGACCTAGACCTTATGAGCATTGTTAAGGCTAACTTCAAGTTCCCGTCTAACAAGCTCGACTACGTCGCACAAGCTTTGGGTGTGGGTGCTAAGTTTAAGCACTCAGGATTTGAACTATGGATTGATTGCATGAATGGTGACGACAAGGCCTGGCGTGAAATGAAGAAATACCAGATCCAGGATGTTGTACTTCTTGAAGAGCTTTACCAGGTACTCCTTCCTTGGTTGCCAGGCTCAAGCAGCGTAACTGTAAAAGAGCGCCGAGAAATCGCTGGTCCCGAGGGGATGCTATAATAATATGGTGAATAATAATGAGAGCAAGACAACCCTTGACATGGTCAATGGCCTTGCCGAGATATCTGAATATATGAAGGATGATGAATTAGATACCGCCTTAACAATGGTAGCTAAACTTATTCTTAAGCCAGATATTCCCATTAATGTGGCCACAATAGAGATTGTTAGGCTGCAAGCTATTGCTGCCAAAATGTCTTTTAAAGCTACATGGATGGCAAACGTAGAAAAGGGAGATCGAGCAAAAAAGAATATTTACTTTACGGCAGCTAATGCAATTAATGAGCTTGTGGCTGCTTTAAAATACATCACTCGATAATATTATGACTAAAAACTTACTTAACCAAATAATGATTGACACGCCAAAGCCAGCAAAGGCTTCTGAAAGTATGCAGGCTTTAATCGAAAAGATTAATTCTGGATACATTGCTAAGCGTGGGCCAAGGCATCAGCAAAAGAAAACATTTGCACCATCGACCATTGCCTACGGTCACGGAGAGTGTGCAAGATACTGGTACCTGGCATTTGAGGGCGGTACGTTTGAAGACAACGCAGACGCATTTGCTGGAGCCAATATGACAAATGGCACAAAGTCACACGAGCGTATCCAGCAAGCAATGGAAGATGCTGGAATGCTCATTGACTCAGAGTTTAAGATTCTGTATGATGATCCACCCATCTTTGGATATGGAGACGTAATCCTTGACTGGGAGGGCGAAGAGCTTCTTGGTGAAATCAAGACTGCAATGCAAGAGGGCTTCGAGTATCGAAAAAGAACTGGCAAGGCAAAGACGGGCCATCTGATCCAGATTCTTATTTACATGAAGATCCTTAAAAAAGCAAAAGGCGTTCTCATTTATGAAAACAAGAACAACCACGAGCTGTTGGCAATTCCGGTTGTCGTAAATGATTACTATATCAAGTGGGTAGATCAGACATTTGAATGGATGAGAGAAGTTCGTAAGGCATGGGAAGATAAGCTCTTGCCTACAAAGAACTACCGTTCAAACTCTAAAATCTGCAAGTCTTGTCCATTGGCCAAGGTCTGTGCAGAAGCTGGTGAGGGAGACATCAAGATCAAATCAATGGAGCCCTTAGATGAAAACCTGTCAATGGTGTGATAATTCTTTTGAGCCAAAAGTAGGCTATCAGATTTATTGCTCCTCTGAGTGCAGAGAAGAAGCAACAAAAGAAAAGATTGCGCAAAGATATATAATTGCTAGGCGCAATAGAATGATGGGCAAAAAGCGCAACTGTAAGTCTTGTGGATCTCCGCTATCCGTCTATAATGATGAGCCTATATGTCAAGCATGTCTTGTAAACCCTGCAGAGGTTTCCAAAGCATTAAAAGAAATTAAGGGGAATGCTGGTGGTAGATCTAAGCGTTCTAAATAGCCCCCCTGAAAAAATTTGTGCTATAGATGCAAGCACAAATAGCTTGGCGTTTGCCATTTTTGAAAACAAAGAGTTAGAGTTGGTTGGAAAGATTAATTTTGAAGGACAGAATACCTACGACAAGGTTGCTGATGCTTGCGCTAAGGCAGAGTCCGTTTTTAATATATATAAGGTTCAGGCTATTGTTATTGAGCATACGGTATTCATTAACAGTCCGAAAACTGCAGCGGATCTTGCGCTTGTTCAAGGAGGACTTTTAGGTGGCATGTCTTTGGCTGGGGCAAGAAAAATTAAATCTATTAATCCAATTGCTTGGCAAACATTTATTGGCAACGGCAGACTAACTCACGCAGAGAAGGCTGTGCTAAGAACTTCTAGTCCAGGAAAAAGTGATTCTTGGTATAAGTCTAAAGAGAGAGAAATCAGAAAAGAAAAAACAATTAAGTTTGTAAATACATACTATGATAAGAAAATATCAGACAACGACATTGCCGATGCCGTAGGTATTGGCCATTATGCTATTCACAATTGGTCCAAGCTGAGTTGACAAGGATATATTATGGCTGCTAAACTTTATACGAATCAGGTCTGGCTAAAGAAAAGGTACCAGCTAGATCGCAAAACTCCGCAAGACATTGCAAAAGAATGTGGGGTAAGTGTGGCAACAATTTATGTTTACTTAGACAAGTTTGGATTAAGAAAATCTGGGCGGTAAAACAGGAGACGGGTATGAGAGAATATAGCAACAAAGATCAAATCGGTTTTGACGACATCCTTTTGATTCCTCAACATTCTGAGATTTCAAGTCGTCAAGATGTTAGCTTAGCAACCACGCTTGGAAACGGGCTCAACGGAATAGCGATGTCTATTCCTATTATTGCCGCACCAATGGATACCGTTTGTGAACACAAGATGGCATCAACAATTCGCAAGGCTGGTGGCCTTGGAATTATTCATAGGTATATGCCAATCGAAAGTCAAATAGAAGAAATTAAATTAGCAAAAGCATTGGGTGGATCAGCTTGTGGGTCTGTTGGCGCAAGGGGAGAGTTTGCACATGATGCCGTAAAGCTAATTAACGCTGGAGCTTTAGCTATCCTTGTTGATGTGGCCAATGGTCATAGCGAATATGCTATCAATGCGGTTAAAGAGCTTAGGCAGGTTTTTGGCAATCAGGTTCATATTATGGCTGGTAATGTTGCTACTTGGGAGGGCTTTGCGAGATTAGCCGATGCTGGAGCAGACTCTATTAGGGTGGGTATAGGCGGAGGATCTGCTTGCACCACCAGAGTAGTAAGCGGTCACGGCGTCCCGACTCTTGCATCTATCATGGATATCAGGGAGCGTGTGGCATATGAAGACGGGCCCAGCCTTATCGCAGATGGCGGCATTCGCAATTCCGGAGATGCTGCTAAGGCGTTAGCCGCAGGGGCACACGCACTAATGCTTGGTCGCCTATTGGCTGGCACAAAAGAGTCTCCCGGAGAAATTGTAGACGGAAAGAAAGTGTTCCGAGGGATGGCCTCTAGGGAGGCACAGGAGGAGGGTAGAGGCGTTGTATCTGGTGTCGAGGGTATCACAACTACCATTCCTTTTGTTGGAAGTGTTAATAATATTATTAATGACTTTGGCGCAGGTTTAAAGAGTGCCCTATCTTATTCTGGTGTGGACAAACTCATTGACTTTCACCGTGAGGTACTGTACAATAGAGTAACAAGCAGTACACTAAATGAGACCAAACCACACGCAAAGGAATAATATGGTAAGTCGTAGAGTTCTTACAGAAGCAAAGCCAACAAATTTTTTTCGTTTTCCAGAAATCACTGTAGATGGTTTCACCATCGAGCGTGGAGATCTTATCAAAATTAAAGATGAGTGGGGAATGAAGTTTAAGTTTGACGCCCTTGTTACTAACCAGAATACTGGAGCACAGTGGGTAGATTGCTATGAGATGTATCGTGGACGTGCCGGAACATTGCGAGCGTTTCGGTTAGAGCGAGTAAAGAGAATCCCGAAGAGGGGGAAGCGTGCAAGAAGAAAACCAGCTAGTACAACACCTTGACACAGTAAACAGGGTAGTTGGGGAATATCTTAAGGGCAACGATCCCACAAAAATTTCTAAGCAGCTAGACATTCCAAGAACCAAGGTTGTATCTTTAATTAAAGAATGGCAATCGATGGTTTCTGACAACACAGCTATTCGTGCCAGGGCCAAAGAGGCTCTTGCATCTGCAGATGAGCACTACAGCAGACTTATTAGTCAGGCCTACGAGGTAATTGAAGAGGCAACAACTACAGCAAATCTAAGTGCAAAGACAAATGGAATTAAGCTGGTTATGGACTTAGAATCTAAGCGTATTGAAATGCTACAGAAGGCTGGCTTGCTAGAGAATAAAGAGCTAGCAGAAGAGATGCTAGAGATTGAGCGTAGACAGGACATCCTGATGGGCATTCTTAAAGACGTAGCTGCTGAGCACCCAGAGATCAGGGATAAAATTATGAAGAGACTTTCAGAAGCTTCGGAAAAGTTAAATGAAACGGTAACCATTGTCCACAATGTTTGATGAGTTTATTGAGGTACTTAAAGATAATCCATTTGAAGAAATTCCAGTGGATGCTAAGACATTTGTGGAAGACGAAGCATTCTTGGGACAGCCCCCGCTTTCTGCTATTCAGTACGACATCGTAGAAGCCATGAGCCAGGTTTACAAGAAAGAAGATCTTGTAGAGCTTCTGGGACACGAAGAGGGCAGTAGGTATTACAAGAAGTTTACTAAGAACGAAATCATTCTCCAGCTTGGCAAGGGTAGCGGTAAGGACTTTACATCTACTGTTGCCGTAGCTTACATTGTATATAAGCTGCTATGTCTTAAAGATCCCGCCAGGTATTACGGTAAGCCATCTGGTGACGCTATTGATATTATCAATATCGCTATTAACGCTGCCCAGGCCAAGAACGTTTTCTTTAAAGGTTTTAAAACAAAGATTGAAAAGTCTCCTTGGTTTGCTGGCAAGTACTATGCCAAGATGGACTCCATTGATTTTGATAAATCTATTACTGTTTATTCTGGTCACTCTGAGCGTGAATCACACGAGGGTCTAAACCTTATGGTGGCAGTCCTTGACGAGATCTCTGGCTTTGCCACCG